TCTAACTTCCCTATTGAACTTTCATCAACCTTTACGGTTTCTGAAACTGTTACTGGAGGAATCACAAGTAAATCTGTACCCTCCATAATGTCAAAGTCGTTGAATGGTTGTTCGTTACCATCTTCGTCAATGACTCTGTGAACTACTACCCCTATCTTACTTTTATTAATCTCTTTACCTAACTCACTCTCTGTCTTAACTGTGTATTGTACAATGTTAGGTTTGAAGTGATACATGTTTTGTTCTTGTTGTGGCTCATGGAAGTATAGCATGTCTCCTTTAAAGTAACCTTTAAAGTTTTTAGGTGTAGCCTTTTCCATAATAGGCCAAGCCTTTGCCATGTTGGCTCCTAATGCTTTAAAACCTTTAGGATCATTCTTTGCTCCGGGTCTGGCCAAGAACATTTTGTTAACTGCTTCTGGACTCTTTGCTTTTCCATCATATCCTTTTGCGACAAAGCCTCCTTTGTCTGTGAGTATAAACTCTCCATTTTCATCGCGGCCAAAAATGACTGCGGGAGATCCATCCCATTTGATTTGTACATTGTCTGTCTTCTCCGCCATTGCTCTAATTTTTTGTAATGCTCTCTTTGCACCTGCACTACCATTAAAGAAAATTAAATCTTCTATGTGTTGGATACGTGCATCTAAACTTTCTAACATTCTTGTACGGTTCTTGTCTTTGTTAAAAAAGTCTTTACCTTTAACTTGGTCTATTGGCTTAATGCTTCGGTCAGTAGTTTGTGGTCTCCATACTTTATCTGTTGCATCATATTGATATGAAAGTCTGTTCTCTGGGTGAATAAACTGTGCACCATTTGTATAATCATCTACGCCTCTAATAGGATCACTAACTAATTTAGGATCACGTTTCTTAGGCTGTGCTTTTTGTTGTTGTGGTTTTGCATCTCCACCGTCTTGTTTCTTTTGAAACTTTTGATCTGGTCTGTCTTTTTTAGTTTGTGCCAAGTCACCGTCTACTGGCTCTGCTCCTGGTTCAGAGTAAGCACCTTTGGCGGCTCCTTTGATTTCACTACCTGCATCTTTAACTGCACCAATCAGGCCAAGCACACTTGCATCTTTCTTACCTGATCCAACTGCGGCCAAGTTTCTTCCTGTGTTAAAGTTTTTCTTAGCGGCACCGGCTACTTTCTTAATACCTTTTGTAATCCCCATATCATTAGGATCAAACTGTGCAGGCTTTTTGTAACCGCCCTGTGTATCAGGTGCTTCTTTTTTTATTTCACTAAACTTCATTTAACTTATCCAATGTGTTTCTAAACCATTCACGTCCTTCATACTGAACTGCTTCTGGTAGTTTTAATCCGTCCTTCTCAAAATACTTAACAGCGTCTGCCGTCATTGCATCATAGTTAGGATCACTTTTAATTTTGTTAACAATAGAGTCAACACTATCTAAGTCTGCACCTTTGGCATTGTCGCCTAAAAGATACTGTGCAATCTCGTCTGGGTCTTTTGAAACTGTTTTATTATTAATTCTATCAACAAGTCCTGTTTGACTGTTAAACTTGTAACCATGAAACTTTGCAATGCTTGAAATTAATATTGCTCTGTGTACACCTTTGTACTTTGTATCGTCACCGTAACCTTTTAGTGCGAACTTCATAAAGTCTGGCTCACCAAACATTAAATCTAACTGTACGAATCCGTTACCTTCTTTACCATTGATGGGTGCTTTGAAGTGTACGTTGATACCTGACTTGGCTACCCACTGTCTTGGTTCATCGTCTGGGTGATTCTTTTGTACCCACTGCATAAGTTTTGTTTCAACTTCTGACTTATCGTACTTGTCTTTGTCTACTGCAACATCTAAGTCACCACTTGAACTTTTAATTCCTGTTGAACCTAACTTCATGTTAACATGGTCCATACCAGTGATTGACTCAATCCACTTTAATGTTGGGTCTACGTCTGCTTGTTGAATGCGTTGAGTAGTAGGCTTACCATCTTGGTCTTTGAATACGTTACCACCTTCATTAAGAATCATTTTTTCTACTTTCCTGTACTTTTTGGATACCACGTCTAAATTTCTTAGTATCGCCAGTTCTAATTGAGTTTAGGAATCTACGTTCAATGTCTAATGCTTCTTCTTCTGAGTACTGTTCGTTAATACGTGAAAGCAAGTTTACTGCACTTTCTATAATATTAGTACCTGTAGTAGCGATTAGCGAATCATTATCACGATCTCTATGTAGATTGTTTAATTCTTCTAAGATTGATCTTGTGCGTTTTTTCATAGTGTTCAGTTTCCTTACTACTATTTATGGCAATTACAAATAAATATTACTGCAAAAAGGTTTATAAACTAAGAGGGAGTATAATATGGGAACTTTTAATAACAAAATCATGGCAGAGTTCAACCCGCCACGTAAATGGGTACTGGGTCGTGATTTGTCATATGATTGTCCAGAGTTAACAGAATTAGAACTTAAAGCATTAAAAGGCGTGGGTGTTAAACTCAAAGGTTCAAAAATAACTGTTCCTACTGGATTTGTTACTGATTTAGCATCAGTACCAAGAGCAATGTGGTGGCTAATAGCACCGTTTGATGTAGCACGTAGCGCCATCATACATGATTTACTGTACAAAACAATTAGACAATACAGACACAAGATGCAAGACAAACAAGACGAAGCACTTGTTAAGTCAGCAAAGAAAGCCTCTGATATGGTTTTCTGGTATGGCATGGTAGATGCTGAACCTTCAGTACCTAAGTGGAAAATGTATTCTGCTTGGAAGGCTGTTGATTTATTTGGTAATGGATCAATAGTACCTACAGAAGATAATATCTAAAGATCAATAAAATAGGGTGCTTGTTGAAGGCACCCTATTTTTATGAATTACAGTCCTATACCGTTAGGAACAATAACATAGTGTATCGTTAACACTACTCCCACAGAAGCACCCAAGCCAATCATCATCTTAATGAAGTCTTTAGTTACAAGTGGAAATACTGTCTTGAACTTTTCCTTGCCTGTCATAGTTGCCATAGCAAGTTCACGTCCACATAGTAGTCCAACAAACACCCATGTTGTTGACATAGGTATATCGTTTATTTCTTTGAAGAACAATAGTATTAAAAAGTATACTGCATCAATTATTGTAGCACTACGAACATATCTTGTGTTGTGCTTTTCAATAACAATATTTTGTATCTTACCTCCGCCTTCACGGAACATGTATCCTAATCCAAATACAAATATAAGACTTACTAATACCATAAGGTCCCAAGGTATCTGTCTTGGTAGGAACACGGCAATGTTTGCCATGTCATGACTGAGCCAAGTAAACCACAGGAAGCCTGTTGTTACCCATTGTGCTACACGCCATGCTTTCTTATGTTCTTCTTTGACAGGCTTTGCTTCATCAAGTAGTTTAGTAACTCCTATCCAAATAATATATGCCGCGACTGCCGCCACTGCATAACCCATCATACTCTTTACGAGCATCTTCTCTAATACAAATGTACTTGCAAAGGCACTTAAAACTAAAAATGACGTACTCACCGGTACGCCAATTCTTGTTAGTATTAAAAGTAATGCTGGTGCCATTGCGTGATACCATTGTATTTCTTGGAATGGTATTTTGTTTAGTCGTCCATAACTAATGTCTCCACCATTCACTGTCCAACCGTACCACAATGTATAAAGGAGAACTGCACTTGCACACCCCCACATAATTTTCCAATTGAATCTCTCATTATTCGAAGCAATCCATGTACCGAGAGTCTGTACGGAATCATTTGCTATTACGGAATAAGCGGCAAAGGCGAAACCTATTGCCATCCATAGGGTGAGTGCGTCCATTCTTATTTCTCCTATCTGCTTGATGCTTTTACCACATCGCTCACAAGTTAAAAAAGATCGGGCTCGACGATGCCCGACGATTATTCATTTATAAAATACGAATTACTTTATAAACAGTTTTATTTATAGCACAGGTTTTAATAAAAGTCAAGAGTGAAGATTAAACTTTTGTTACAATTGGAAAGAAAGGGTGCAACTTGTGATTGCACCCCCAGCGAGGATTAAGATAAAGAGTTCGCTATTTCTCTTTCTGCTTCGGTTGCAAAGTTTTTGTCCCAGTTGTCTAAATGCTTTTTCATAAAGCGATTAAACACAGGAGGTATCAATGCTAACGCAAAGAGTGTAAAGTAACCTACACCTGTGTTAGGTGCGCCTACTTCGTCAAGTTCCCAGAAGTGTGTTTCACCTCTGTCATGATGATCAGCCTGGCGACCAATCTCAATGAAGAACCAACTTGTGAATAATGTAGAATTATCCCATGAGTGTCTATAATCTATTGGCTCGCTTTTAACACGACATAGACCATAGTGTTCAAGATAGTTAAGTGCTTCTAACTCGAAGTTTGATATTACCCAAACTGCGGCAAGACATGCAACACCTAACCAACCACCTGCAAAGAAAAACAATGCAAGGCTTGGTACACTCATCATGTATCCTCTTATCCATCTGTTGCCAAATGATATAAAAGGTTTACC